AATGGACTTTAAAAATATCAAATTCAAATGTATTTTTAAAACAACAAGCTGCTAAAGAATTAGGATATAAATATGAAATATGGGTTTATAATAAAAAAGGAATAAAAATAAATTGTTACCAATAATGCTCTCAATTTTAAATTACAAATTTATGTACCGCACATTATCTTTTACTCTCATCATCGCACCTTCTGGAGTTGATTCTTTTGCGCTGTACATATTTCCGAATAAGTATTCCGAAAACGCACCTTGATCATTGGCAATTTTCGTGTTGGCACAAGAATAGAACCTCATCATAGATTTATCCAAATCATAATTATCTTTTAGGTCTCCATATAGCTGCTTATTTGTATTAATTATGTCTGGATTTAGCATCTGAGTTTGCTTCTTAACCGAGGAATTAATGTCATCATAAACATCTGGATTGAAGCTAGGCGCGGCTGCTTTTCTGTCGGGTTGATCCATAATGTCGGTTAACAGCACATTGCCGAAGGGATTCTTCTTGGTCGTCGGATGAAAATCGCTGCGTAAAAGTGTTTCTAAAGTAACTGGATTGGTTGTATTAAGAGAGGACGCGATAGAACCATTGTTAAAATCTTTTGATCCGAAGGACCCTTTTGAGCCTTTTGACCCTTCGGATCGGAATCCTTCGACCTGTTGAGTCAAATCCTTCACAATTTTCTCTTTTCTAAATTTGTAAAGAGAGACCATAATAGCCAAGGTGATTGCGCCTATAATGAGAAAGTGTGCTTTTCGAGTAAATAAGAAGCCTAAAAGAGACAAGATAATAACAATGCGGCTAATTGCGTTTAACTTGGCTTCGAATGTTAGATTCGCAGTAGGCCATAACTGTAACATACTGTCTTTATTGAATAAAATGGTCGGATCATTGAACCAAAATGGAGTTGTCATTATATATATATAAATCTTTAATATTTTAGATTTATATATTCTTTATTTAGTTCCTTATAGTTAAGAACATTTTGAACTAACAAATATCTTTATTTCTTATATTATTTATTATATTATTTCTCATATTATTTCTTCTTCTTTCCCTTTTTTAAGGGTTCTGTTTTCGCTTCGCTTTTCAAAGGTTCCGATTTCAAAGGTTTTGCCCCTCTCGGTGTCTTTTCCACCTTTTCGCCTGTGCTAAATATTTTGATGATTTCTTCTTCGGAAATGGTGGTTTTGGTCGCAGAAGCAGCCACAGGTGTCGATGATTTATGCGCCTTATTTGCTTCTGCTTTCGCCTGCATGCGCTCCTTCATCTTCGCGGTTTTCATATTTTTATTTAGCTGCGCTTCCATAGCGCCCATGTTCATTTTGGCCCCTTTTCCTAATCCAGGAATGCCCATTTGGCTAAACATTTTCTGCATATCGCCCATCCCAGGCATCGACTGCATCTTATTCAAAAGGTCCATCCCTTCGCTCATTAGCTCGCTTTCCTTTAACTCTCCTGACTTGATTTTTTCGTCAATTTTGTCTCCAATATTTTTCACCATGCCCATCATCTTGCCAGGATTTTTAAAAAGCTTTTGAAACACATCTTTCGCGTCCTTGCTCTCATCTAAATCTAGATTCAACTCTAAAGCGGTCTCTTCTGCTAATTCCATTGCTAACTTCCCGAGTTTGCCGCCCATCATGCTATTAATATGCTCGTGGATGTCTTCCGGGCTAGGCATGTTTCCCATATTTGGTTTCGATTTTGTACCGTCACCGTTTATACCGTCACCGTTTATACCGTCACCGTTTATACCATCGTTACAACCTGTATCGAACATGCCTTGCATGTTTTCAAATGTTTCTTGAAGCTTGCTCTTTAATTCGTCTTCATTAATCGCCTCAAATAGCTTCGCAGTGTCGCCTAATTCGGAACTGGTATGAACTGTTCCAATCACGGAAAATAAAATTAGCTGTAAATATTTCCAAATTGTGGAGCGGGTTGTTTCGCTAATGTTATCTGACCATATGAGCTTGAATACAATACCTGGTAGAAATTCCGTATTTTCTACAGAGTCTTCCTTGAAGATTTCTGGATTCTTGTATAAAATGTCGAAAAATCGTTCGGGAAATATCTTGACACAGTGCTTAAATACGGCTAAACATTCGGATTCTTTTTTATCAGAGTTCCCCACTTTTCCATGACTCCACCACCTCGAAACAATTCCGGCATATTCAGGGAAGGTTGTTAGTATATCAATTACAAAGTCATTCACAATTTTATAAAACTCATCAGGGACTTTTAAATCGTCAATGGATTTTGGAGGTTTAGAATTCTTCACAGGGGTTTCAGAATTCACAGGGGTTTCGGAATTCACAGGGGTTTCGGAATTCACAGGAGTTTCGGAATTATTAGGGGTTTCGAAATTAGGTTCGGACATATAGTTTCTATAAAAGAAATATATTTAAATCAAACTAACAAAATATACTTTATATTCAATAAGTTTTTGAATAAAAGGATAAAAGGATAAAAGAAAGAATAAAAGAAGGAATAATGAATAAAAAGAAATAAAGAAATAAAGAATAAAAGGTAAATTATTAAATTAAATAGTCGCCGAAGTGGGAATCATATTTGCTAGCTTACATAAATTCTGAATATATTTCATCGTTTTTGCTTGATTATCAGGAGACATTTGCTTCACCGGGTTGCGCAATCGGTCAATACACTCCATAATATGGTCCGCATTACCACTTCGATTTAAATCATTCGAATAATCCTTTTCAATGAAAAAGTTCACATCCCCTGCTAAAATTCTGTCTTGATACGGATCTGCTACATACTTGAGCCAGATTCGAACAATTAATTTAGGGTTCGCTTTTCTTATCGCGATTAATGAATTTTTAGCCGCTAAAATATCCGTATCTTCAGGAAAAACATTATGAATGTCTGTGAGAAATTCGACAAAGTGGTCATTAAAAATAGTTAATATATTGGTATTGGTGATTGGATTAGTCATGTATAATTTATTTAAATATTTTTCTTTAAATATTTTTCTTTAATATATAATTAATAAGCGATATCTAAAAATCATTAATAAAAAGTATAGAATGTTCCAAGTTCCTTTCCAATTGCTTTTCTAAATATTCTCTAGTGTCAATAAATCCTCCAATAAATTTGCTATCATTGTTAAATACGATTGGAAAAGATTTCCAATCTCGACTGGTTAGATTCATTATAAATAATAGAAATGCCGCTCTGGTTTCGACCAAATAGTCATCGCAATCAATTGTGATAAATGATATATGTTTCGTTTCTAATAATTCCTTTACCTTTTTACAATTTGGACACCCGCTTTTGCTGTAAATTGTATAACTAGTAGTTGATGGCTGAATAAATTCCTTGGAATCCATTTAAATATATATTATTGGCGATATATGTTTAAATCTTTTTTCTAAATATTAAATAATGATGTTGCCGGAAGAGTTACTACATATCATATTAGAATACGATGGAAGAATAAAATATAGAAACGGCGAATATGTAAATATAATACACAAACACGATGAAAGATATGGTATTATTAGCCCGCTAATAAGTAAGAAAATGGTAATATTGAAACACATAGAATTAGATTATTCTAATGCGGAGCTTAATGCGGAGCTTAATGCCGGGTTTCATTTTTCATTTAATTTTAACACCTTGAATGCTGTCGGTCTAGTTTACGATAATAATTTTTCTTATACAAATAAGTTTGAAATATGTTATTTTGATTTTAGAAACAATGGTATTAAACAAATTAGGACATATATATAATTCGAAAAAGGATTTACACCCTTGAAGATTTAAAATGGGACAAAACCCACTAAAAATCAACAAGGTTTGCCTATTTCAAGGCATGTAAATTTTGATTTTACTGGTTCGTCTAAACCAGTTGAAGTATTCTTGCTTCTTGATAAATAATTTGGTCTTTCTTTATTATTTACCGCATTATAAGCAATCTTATAAATATTTGTTGCACCATTAACATCTCTATTCCAATAACCGCATCCGTTTTTACAACAAATCAGTCCATGAACTAAAACATTACCGCTTCTAAATGGCTTTGGGTTTTCCCTAACCATTGTCTTTTTACAAATACCTATTTCACATTTGGAACATCTACACGATGTCCTGAATTCATCAACCAAAAAAGTTTGAAATCCTGCTTTTCTAAACAAAGTTCGCATTCCTTTTCCTTTGGTTGCTTCTTTGAATTTCATATGTTGTTTCTGTTCGTAATCACCAAAACACACAACAACGTCTTTTTCATTACCAAAAATGCGTTTGAAATTATTTATCATTTTTTGTTCGCTTTTCTTGGTATTTCTATAACTTTGTAATCGTAGTTTCCTGAAAATATATTTTTCGTAAAACGCAAATAACAACCCATTTATTTCGCTCTTCTTTTGTATATATTCCTTGAATTTTGTAATGTTAAGTGATTTGCGGTTTAATTTAGATAAATCAGTTTCCCATTCTATATTTGTTTTACCATTAATTTTTTCTTTTTTCAACTCTAATTGTATTTTTGAATACTTCTTTTTCCTTGTTTCTTTTCTTCGTTGGTCTTGCGAATATCTAAACTTATTTGCTTCTTTATTATCAGCATCTACACAATAAATTAAATCACACAAACCAGGGTCTATACCCACTATTTTTTTATTTTGTAATTGTGTATAATCGGTTAGTTCATCAATATATGTTTCACACGATAACCCCTTTTTCATCATCGGTAGTCGTTTTCCTATTAAATCCTTACGCAATAACAACAAAGTGCAACTAATTCCATCTGTTTCTATCATATGATGAAATTCATAATATTTTTTATGAAACATCTTTCGTTCAGTTCTAAAAAAGAACTCCCATATTTTATCTTCGTTTCGTTTCAAATTTCCTTTTGTTAAATATTCGCTTTTAATTCCTTGTTTTTTCGTCATTAACAAATGAACTAATGTGGTAGTATCCAATCTTATGTGTTTTGGTATTATTTCACTACGCATAGGAAATACATTACTAATTGTTTGTTCTTCTTTTTCAACTTGTTTCATCATAATAATCATACAATGAAAATAATCAAAAGGACTACACATTAGGTCATAAACAATATTATTCTTTTTATATGTAGATTTATTTGGTGTAATAAATTGTTTTTGTTGGTTTATCCAAATATGATACATGGTGTGTGATTTATAATTTTTTGAACCTTCGGTAACATTCAATAAATCGGTTTTGATTTTTCGCAATTGACTACATAAATTATTTACTCGTTGTTCCTTTTCTTTTTGTGTAATATTCATTTTCCTTATTTTGCTTACGATAAATTTCTTTTTCCAAACAACATTTACATATCGTTCCACATATTCTACATAATGAAATTTGATGTTATTCTCATACATCGTAAGAATATCAATAGTAAGATAATCTAAAATGGTATTCATATGCGTATAATCCAAGTTTTCGTTTTGAATTAGTGGTTGAAAATCAGTTTTGTAAAATGCACTCAAAGTATCTTTTAATTCTTTGATTTCCTTTTTAGGTGGTCTTCCAGTAGATTTTTCATTACATAATATTTTCATACAAGAATTAATAAATTCATCATTAATAGTGGGTAATACATTATGCTTCTCATAATGGTCTAATAAAAAAAGTTTCATAAACATTAATGTTTGAATAACAATCTTATTACACTTAATTACAGCATTTGTAATTTTTGGTAAATTTACATCTGGATGTTTCAAGACACTTTTCAAGGAAATTTTAATTCCTTTGAAAAAGTCGGTTGGAGGATTTACTTCTTTTTCCATCCTTTATAATATACCTAAAGGTTTTATTTTAAGTAGTTTTCCGCAAAAACAATTTATAATAAAATTTAATAAAAAATTGAATTTAATAAAAAATTGAATTTAAAAACTAATTGACTAATTAAATATACACTTATAAAAATGCAGAATTTAAAACAAGATTGGTTATTATCTCAATCAAACGGGTTAAAAAGTTATATTGAATCTAAAATTTTAATAAATCTTACAAAAAACCAAAAAAAAAAATATTTCTTTTGGATTTTAGAAGGCATTGTATTCAAATCAAATGACATATATAAGGTGTACAAACATGTGTTATTTGATTATATGATAAAAGATAAAACAGTTATCAATCATGTTATTGATGGCTACTGGAACGGCGACAACCCCGCTAATAACCAAACAAATATTTTACACAAATATTATTCATTTTCAACGATGCTTGAAAAATTAATGGAAGATGATTTCGGTGTTACTGAGTTTGACCATGAAGAATATGAAGAATTTAAAAGTGAGACTGAATTTGATGAAACCGAAATTATATATTTAAAATGACCAAAAGCCAATTTTAAACATTAAATAATCGGCGTTTGAAATGAGAATAGGTGTAAAAGGTGTAAAAGCAACTTATGAGTTTAATGATTGTTGAATAAAGTTATATTTCATAGTTCGTATAGTTTTATCGTCTTTAATTATTCTCATTTCACTTGTTTGTGTTAAATACTTGGTTTTCAATAAATGTTTTATTATTGATAACCAAGGTCGTTTTATTTTAATCGGTTCTCCTACTGCTTTGATTCCATTAAATGAAAACCATTTTCTTATTTCAGGTATTAATTCCATTATTTGTTTTTGTATTTCTTCATTTTTATCTAATTCATAAAGCGTATATGTATTTTTATTTTCTAAATCTAATATAGATATAATTTTGTCTATTATTTCATCTTGTTCTTTTTTATATAATTCACTTTTCAATCTCATATTTTACTATATACTTAAACCATTTAATTTTTAAGTATATTATTTATAATTTTTTAATTTACGCCTTCTCATTTTACATGTTTTTCTAATGTTGTCTTTATTTTTAAAATAATATTTTACGGCAGAAATTTTATAATCCTCACTTTTATGCGTCATTACTATAATAAAAACAGAAAAAACTTACTCATAATTTGTCCCATTTTAAATCTTCAATGGTGTAAAGACAATCGTCCTTATTTATAGTTAGTCAGTTCCGCGTCCCGTTTTCGCTGAAGTGCTTCGATACTCATCTCCCCTTCCTTTAATTTGTCCGCCTTATAATCATGGTCATCTTGCGGTAAATGCATTGCTAAATTGCTCGACTCATTCAATGAAACATAACTGTGCATTTGCCTTAACCCTCCATCTCCCTTGACGCTAAGTTCTGAATCGGATTGGTCCAAAAAACTGTAACAATCTGATACAATTCCTGAGCCAAATGAACCAAAACTGAAACCGTCTAGAAAGGAAGCTGGTTCCATATTGTTTTTAGTCGCCTGCTTAATTTGAACCTCTTGCGACGGTTTTAAATGCTGATAAATTTGGTCGCCATAAATAACCTTATAGTTTTGATTCAATAAAAGGAGAGCTGGAACCCTGGTAACATTCTCAGGCATGATAATCTTTTGTTCATTTTGTAAAACAATGAAAATCTTTCCATTACTATCCTTAATTCTCTTGTCTATACAAATAAAATGAATATCTTTAGCTACTCCTATTTTTGAAACAGTCTGTAACAATTTTTTGGAAGGTTCGCAAAAATTACTGTAATATAAAATACTGCTCATTAAATTATCACAGCTTTAAAAAAAAGGTGGATAAACCAATAACTAACAAATAATATTATTGAATATTATTGAATATTATTGAATAATATTTGTTAGTTATTGAATATTTGGTCCGCTTAAAAAATTGAATTATATTAATATAATATTAAATATACCATATTATATTAACATATACCATGAGTGCTAAAATCGAAGAATTAAAAGAATCCGGCGACACAATGACATTTACTCTTAGCGGAGTAGATACCTCTTATGCTAATGGAATAAGACGAGTTATCTTGTCAGAAATTCCTATAGTCGTTTTTAAAACAACCCCCCACGAAGAAAACAAGTCGATTATAACAATCAACACCTCTCGCCTTAATAATGAGATTATTAAACAGCGTCTTAGCTGTATTCCGATTTGTATCAAAGATTTGGAAATCGATTTGAAAAATTACTTGCTCGAAATAGATGTAGAAAATAAAACGGATACCATGATTATGGTTACCACAAGAGATTTCAAAATCAAAAATTTGACCACCAATACCTACCTAGAAGACAATACTTTGCGCGAAATATTTCCTCCCTATATCCCGCCAACTGGAAAGGGAGAATATTTCATTGACTTTTTGAGACTAAGGCCAAAAATTTCAGATGAAATACCAGGCGAGCGAATTAAGCTGACATGCGAATTTAGTATTTCCACCGCCAGAGATGACTGTATGTTTAATGTAACGGGGACTTGTTCGTATGGTTTCACGCCAGACAGAGAAGAAATGGTTAAGCAGCTATCTTTGCGCCGGAATAAATGGTCAGAGGAAGGCAAAACCGCGGCGGAAATCGATTTCGAGTCGAAGAACTGGAATCTTTTAGAAGGATTGCGCTATGTCAAGAAGCAAAGTTTCGATTTCATCATCCAAACTGTCGGCATTTATGACAACAAGGATATTATTATTAGAGCATGTGAAATTTTGATTCAAAAAATCGACGCGCAAAAGCAATTGCTAGATAAAGATGAGTTGCCGATAGAGCTGGCAAATAACACATTGGAAAACTGTTATGATGCGACACTAGTGAACGAAGATTATACGGTAGGAGTTATTTTAAACCACCAACTCTATGAGACCTTTTACAATGAGCATAAAACACTGTCCTATACGGGATTCAAAAAGATGCATCCACATGATACCGACAGTTTGCTTAGAATTGCTTTCACGGCGCCCACATCAGGTAAAAGCGCGGTAAAAGAGATTTTAACAACGGTGATGGTCGATGCGGTGCGGAAAATAGAGGGGATTATCGAGTGTTTCAGTGGACGGCGCAAGAAATAGAATTTGTTCATGAATTTGTTCATGAATTTGTCCATGAATTTGTCCAAGGTCAAATATTAAAAAGTTTTCAAATAAACGCCTAAATAAAAACAATAAATATATATTAATTCTTTTTATTCCCGATTCACTAAATTGTCTTTAAAAAAATCCGGATTCAATTGCGGATATATCTCTTCTAAAAATTGTTCTAAAATATCAAATAAATAATAAACCAAATACATTATTATATTTAAACCGTTTTTCTTTAAGCCCTTTTTATATATATATTACATCTGAGTCGCCTTTATAATATCCACATTTTGCTTCCTTATATGGAAATTTAAACAGAACATCAGCTGCGACGGATGTAGATTATTCACATATTTCTGAACAATATTGTTAGTTACAAAGAGGGATTTCGGCTTTAAATCATCGATGAATTGCCGGTGTATATTAAACATATGGGTTCGATATTGAGGGCCGAACATATTTAAAGGCTTTTCCTTTCTAACATAGCATGCCAGATAATTTTGATGTAGTGTATTTGTAAATATATGAACCTTATCCCGGCATTCCGAAAAATCCCGCTTGGTCTCCGGATAATATTTTAAAAACTCTGGCAACTTGCCCGCCTTTCTTAGGGTCAAATATTGGTATTGTAACTTACAATGGTTGCCCTTTAGATGCCTCACTTCCTCGTAGTTCGGATTCCGTATCTTTGCGCGTTCATGTGTTTTTGTATTTTTTATTACAATGCCCATAATATTATAAGGCGTATTCGCCGACGCAAACTTCTCAATAAGCTCCGAATAACTAGTAAATTCATATACTTCTGGAAGACGAATACCAGTATTTTGCCATTGATCGTTGTATGATATACGCCGCGGAATCACTTCTAATCTTAGTTCTGTTTGGAAAAATTCGTATACTTCCACCAAGTAGAGTTGCGGTTTAGAAAAAGGCACTACGATTCTATTATCAGGATGCTGTAGAACATAACTGTAGCAAAACTTGGGATCTAATGTCTCTATGATTAATCCATTCTGTTGGCATGCTTCATCGAACATCATTCTAAATGTTTTGCTATTGTCGTTTTCCCTCTTGTAAAAAGACACTTCCGCATCCACCGTATTTCTGGTGGCAATTTTCCAACAAGATACAGAGGGGTCGTAAAATACATTAATCATGGTCCCCTCTATAAACTCCTGAGCAATAATATGACATTGCTTTGTAGGGTAGGTTTTTATAAATTGCTCAGCCGGAATGGACTTTGGGGGAGCAAATCCTATAACTAGATTATTTGAATTCACTATAATAGATCTTAAAAGGCCGTAAGTGGGAATTAGATCTGCCGCCAGAATATCCTTATTATATCTAATAATTTGGTATTTTTCATTTGATTTAGTATAATATTCCGATATCGTATAATACTTATTCGGGTCATTCTGATTATTTGGACTATTCTGATTATTTGACAAAAGATATGACAAAAGTTCTGACAAATTATATGAAAACCCCATCCTTGTTATAATCAAATGGCAAAATGTCTTTAAACTGATTTCTATATTTGTTAAATCAAAGTATTAAGTATTTATTAAGTAACTAATATAGATAAAAAATTTCTATTATAAATATAAGATAATGTCAGATATAAAAGATGTTAGCGAAGAAATTAAATTAAACCCAGTTTCAAATTTATCAGAAAAGGATGTAGAAGCATCGGAAGGTGTAATAGAGGCCGACAAATCGTCTAATAAAGAAGAAGGAGACGAGGAATCAAAAGAAGGAAAAGAAGGGGAAGAAGGAGAAAAAGGAGAAAAAGACGACGAAACGGTAAAAAAAGATGAATCTGAAGAAGCAGCAGCTGAAGAAGCAGCAGCTGAAGAAGAGTCAGAAGCATCGACAGCGGCAGAAGTAAAGGTCATTAAATTTAAACTTAGATTAGGAGATGTCATTGTAATAAAAGCTCCAACTAATGAAATACTTAATGAAGGCACCTTTCTTATCGAGTATATCGACAAGGATAAAATAAAACTAATCAACGCTGAAACATTCGAAAAAACACAATTGCGAATTAATAAAAATGGCGTCGTCGGTGACGGTAGTATTACAGAAATTAAAATAATTAGCAGCAATCCAAATCGAGGTTATGCGAGACAACATGGTCTGCTAACTGGAACTTGGATTAATGTTTATTTTGGCGGAGATATGCCTCTTATTATTACAGGCCAAATTACGGATTTAGAACAAGATATGATTGAAATTAAAACGGCGGATGATGAAACTATATATATTAATTTTGATTATCACGGCATCCCAGAGGAACTGCCTATTGACGCATTTGAGATTCGAGAGGCGCCTGAAGAGAAAGGTGACAAGGGCGACCTAGAAGGATTGGAAGAAGGATTGGAACCAGGCTTGGAACCAGAAGGTGACCTGGAATCAGAAGACGAAGAAAAAATACCAATCGCAAAGGTAAAGAAAAATATAGAACGCTTAATTTTTAACGCGGATGAAATCGTATTTGGAAACACAATACACATAGAAGAATATGTCGAAGTAGATATAGATAAATATAGATTTAATCTCGAAACTCAGACAAGTGATTTATTAGAGGAAATGATTTCCGTTATTCCAAACAATAAGCGTTCTAACAATGTTTTAAATAGAATCCACACCATCATAACTCGATTTATACAATTGCGAGAAATGTCCTCTAATTTTGACAAGAATAAAAATGTAACCGGGTTTATACAAAAAACAGCAAATGATCGCCCTCTTGCTGAATATTTATCTGGCTTTCAAAACAATCTATATTGGATCATGATGGTCGCCAAAAATGTAAAAAAAACATATGTTATCGACGAGGGTAACGCATACGAAAGAACCGGCGACATTGAAGTGATACCCGAAAATCAAAATATTTTAGAAATGTCTAGTCTATTTAGAAGATACAAGTCTAATGAAGGCATCGAGGGTCAAAATAAATATTCCGGACTGTATAGCGCATTGAATCCATATCTAACCCCGTTTTCTTCTGGAAATATGGAAAGTAGCGACGCATTTAACTCTGAAAATAGAATCATCGTCGAAGGCAATGTGAAAACAAACATAAACGCCATTATTGACAATTTAAACGATTTATATTCCACCGTTATTGTCAATGGGCGAGAAACTGCTCGAAAATTCATCATCCAGAAATACAACTTGGGATTAGATAAGCTTCATGTTGAAAATGGGCTTTTTAAGGGAGCCAAAATGGACGCCGACCGCGTTAAACTAACAAACGACGACGAGATCGCCATCACTTCCATACTTACCCTTCCAGAACCAACTGTTCAATTTTCACAGATTAATTTACCCGGTTCTAATTTGTTAGTTAAAGCCAATTTAAATATACATTTCTTAAACTATTGGCAACTTCTTAAGCAACGATCCAATATATCATCGGTCGAAATCGACGGTCTAGACAACGAATTGGAATTCGATGACGGCAACTTTGTCGACAATATTAAAAACTATGAATTAAATCTATCTGATTACGAGATGCCTGGAGGCGTCAAACTAACAAACCAGGAAATTTACAACCAATTTTTGAAAATCATTGTCCCAAAAATCATCGTCCTTTTCAATCTCGTTAAAAAATACATCAAAGGGAAATTATCTATTTCCAATTTAATCACTTATTTAGAACCCTTTATGATTTATTCCGACGACCTTACCTACATGAATTATAAGGAAATAGATAAATTTATTAAAGAAAAAATAAGAGAATATAATTCTAAATATGTCGAATACAGCAGAGCATTTGCCACCATTAAATCTATAAAATCGACAAAAAACGCCCCTTCTACTCTTTTTGAAATACTGGATAACAGTTATGAAACTAGAATTAGGGTTTTCGACGCATATGATTGTTATTTTTCATTTGAAAATTTCAGGTCTTCATCTGAACTTCTTAAGAAAGTAATCATGACAGATTATGGCAATTTATATAATACTGCTGTTGCTTTTTCTAACTTGCCACTCATGTATCCCACCGAACTAAATCCATTATTCGAAGCCGATAAGGAAACAATGAAGGCCAGTCTAGAAAAAGCGCTCGAAAAAGATAACTGTTCCTCATATGTTATTGCTAAAAAGTATTTCACAAGAGAAAAACTAGAAGAGGATAATGATAAAATCATTTATTTTGACAGGGAATATGATACAACTGATTATGATATGATAAATAGTGAATTTAAAAGGGAACGCGATACACTCACTCCTGAAGAACTACAAATATATATTGCGGAACAGCTTAAAATAAAATACAAAAAGGAGGAACGAGATGCGGATTATTTGGCCGAGACGCTAGTCAATCAGGCGAAAAAAGTGATTGAAGGGCAATATGCTATCATTTCAGTTGAACCACAGGAGGAAGCCAATTTAGCCGAATTGGAATACTATATAAGGAAAAATAACATGTGGGTTAAAGCCGAAGAAGTTGACCCTAAATGGTTTATTATAGACACCGATGTTTTATGTAATATCAATCCTAGCTGTATTTATAATACTAAGAAAACACCGGACGAAGCGTGTGAAACGATAGAAGTTACAAAGGAAACTATGGTATCGACTGCGCTGAAAGATGTTATGAAACAGTTTGATAAAAATTACAAGATATCTAAGGATGAACTAACAAACTATGTTAATAAGCATTTGTCTTATTTCGAGAATGTTATGGCGCGCATTCAAACGCTACATAATAACGAGTTTTACAAATACAATGACTATAAATATAAATTGGGACTCAGCATTTCAGAGGCTATGCTGAATCAAAAGGTGTCGCCTTATGTCAAGCTATGTAATCTCATCGTGGGACAATCGGATTTCGTCAAACAACAGAATGACATTGTTTTATTCGCAGATAAATTTTGCCGGCCAGGGAATCTAAATGCTCCCAATATAAATGATGGCGACATGGAAGATATTTGGTGGTTTTATTGTAAGGAAACGGATACAAAGCTTATCCCCTCATTCCGGGTGATTCTAGCACGCACTTTTGTTAGGAGGCCTGAAAAATACGAGAAACAAATGGAAACTATTATTAAAAAGATTGGCAAACTGGGCGACAATGGCGACGCGTGGGTCGACGAACACAGCGGTGAAGTTATTCGCTATATCGATTTCGATGTTTCGGACGGATTTAAGGCGGGGTTTAAAGATCTTAGCAGAAGCATAATGGAACGAGATGCGAACGATGTCGCGATCGAAGAGCACGCGGAACGCGTTTCTAAAAAGGAAAAACGATTGTCTCCTGAAGGTCAGCTTGTTTCTAATATTATTATTTCTATTACCTCTAATATGGGCGTCAATTTGGACTCCATGCACGACTATATCATTAAAGTAGTGACGGAACTCATGGCTGATGTAAAAGTAATTGAAAAGGAGCCGGCGTACAAGGAACGCGAAAAGGAAGCAGCGAAAAAGGGCAAGAAATTGCCTGAATATATGATTGTCTACAGTTCTGCTCTACTATATTTATCGTTGGGTATGATATTAATTGCTATACAAACGAGCATCCCATCGATTAAAACCAGGAAGACATTTCCTGGATGTGTGCGCTCCTTTAACGGATTCCCATTCGAGGGAGAGGGCGACGACTCTGGATTAAATTATCTGGCATGTATTGCGCATAAATATAAAAACCCACAAACCATTCCTTGGAATGCGATAGCCAAAGTAAATGTAGAAAAGATGACTGCGACATTAAAAGCGTTTATAATTAAATATCTTTTGGGAAATTCAGAAGTTGGTCAAAAAATGAGAGAAAAGGTGGAATATCTGCTATTAAATCCGGAAAAGAACGATATACCAGTCGAACATGCGTTGGTCGGTTGGGTAAACTTTTTGCCGCCATTGAGACCATTTCATATCAAAGGACTAGTCAGTATTAGCGATGGATTTGAAGAGGAATTAAGGTCCGACCTTATTTCGGGCAGCCCCAGACAAATAGAAAAATTGTTAGTTATTCAATCTAAAATCACCCAGTTTTCGCTTGCTATACAAGAAGAAATACAAAAAATAGTAGAAACAAAGGACCTGTTAATGAAAGCATCGGCGCAGCCATTTATGATTAATGCTTGCTGTAATGAAAATGAGCACATGAATTTAACGGCGCTTCAATATTTTATACAAGAAAATCCCAATATCGGGGTTAATAATCAAATTGTTAGGGAGCTGACTTCGCTGTTACGCAGCAGCTATAAACTAACAGAAAGCGCCATTATGATGAGCGAGGTCGATACGAAGCGCTTGTTTCCGGACATTTCCAATGATTTTAGCGATGAGATAATTTATCGCGCATTTATAAATCTTTGCCATTTTCAATCCTCTATTCCATTAACAGATGATTTAATCGCTATTTGCGTAGACAAACCGGTCTATTTGTCCAAGTCGGATACAATCCAAGAAAAAATAGCCAGATTGAAGCGCGATGATAGACACTATACCAAAGACATGTTCTTGCGTCTACTTCAAGTCGTCAGCAGACATAATATTATTAATATATCGCTGTCTTATGCGATTCCTTCTTGCTCCGAATCATTAAGACGCGTGTTAGTTAAAATGGAAATGGAGAACGAAGAAAATGTGGCAAAGGCGTTAAGAAATAAACTAGAAGTGCTTTTGGACACATTTGATGTATCGATTCAAGAAGATACGGATGATATGAAGCAGCTGAAAAATTATTTGGCCAAAGCCACTGACAATATGCGCAAAGAAATGGTCAGCTTTATTAAGCGCAAAGCAAAAATAGGAAGCTCCGAACTGAAAAAAATATCAGCCTTCTTAGATGATTTGTCTGTTTGGCAATTCGACATTCATCGAAGAAACGATGATATGAAAATTTCAGATGACGCAATGTATAACTACATCAATTTTAATAAGAATTTCATTTCGATGTTTTCAGTTGTATTTCCGAACATTATTTTAAATAAAAATGAAATCGCGTTTACACCGCATGCTTATTGGAAATTCGCACCAAGTCACAATTCGGCTTTGATGGAGGACATTGGCAATGATTTAGCAGGATTATCGAAATTTTTTAATAATAATGCTATTAATAATGTTGTAACGGAAATACAAAATAAAAGCAAGAATATTCTTTTACTGTCGCAGGTCACACCGGTTACGACGAGTGTAAAGATCGGCGATCAAGAACTCTACAATGTATTTGACAAACGAACGACGACGCTGCTGTATGAATATTATATTTTTCAGATATTTACTGATTACATTAATCTAACAAAAGATCCGGTTATGGCTTCTCAAATGCTTAAAACTCCGAAGACTGATAATACCTCGGTGTATAGTGCGGACTTTTTAGTTGAGGAGCAATTACAAATCGCCGAAACGGAGGATATATATTTGGAAGGCAATGTAGATAAATTACAAGAAGATACGGCGCGCTTATTAGTAACATACATCACCATTATGATGAAATCTAAGAAATCGATTGACTTATCTTATGACAAAGTGGACGACCTTATATTTAAACTGAAAGAAGCGGAAAAATACACATTTACTGATAGATTGCGAGATCTAGATGACGAACAGCGAGAAGTAGAAAATGTATTGAAAATTTATAAATTGGGGGTTTGGTCTACTGGATTATCTAAAGGCATTCGAGAATATGACCCGGAAAACTACGAGCATGAAAAACAGGTGTCGGCGCGAATTGCGGAAATACAAAATGGGCTTCGGCGAACGGGCGCGATTGATGAAAATAATATGGATATCGATTTAGACGATGCTTTAGATGATATGGCGGTTCAAGATTTCATAGACGCGGATGAACTACAAATGGGAGATATTGGGGAAGATTATGAAGATGGCGATCCGGAGGGTGATGAACGAGAAGAGTAAACTAACAAATTTTTTATAAAACTTTATATTATAACTAATATGTTAAGAACCTTTATAAGAAATAATATAACCTTTGCCGCTATAATACTGTTTATTGTTATTTTTATAGCAGTTTATTTAGCGAAACCAGGATGCTTATATAAGCAAGATGGTAGCATTCGGGAATTTGGAGTTGGAACAAAAAATAAAACAATTATGCCAATATGGCTTTTTTCTGTTATTTTAGGAATTTTATCTTATTTGTTTGTTTCTTACTATTTATCATATCCCAAACTGTTATAGAATGCTGCTTTATGCTGCTTTATAATCTGCTGCTTGAAAGATAGTTATAAGTATGGTCAAATAATGCTATTTTTGAATCTTCGTTAAATTGTAGAACGACGAATCCGTTTTTTATCTGAGGTCTTGCTAAAAGTCGTTCCTGTAGCTCCACAATTTGCGCGCAATTGACATCTAGTTGTTTTAAATATTTTCCCATTCTGAATTTATGGTATCCTGTGAATTCCAGGATTAAATTATTTATTTCGATGGGTAATGAAATGGCGTTCATATTTGTTCTTTAATTTGTTCTTTAAGTTCTTTTTTATAATATTAATACAACCGAAAAGGTATTAATATTATTTTTCAATTTTTTAAGGTATGTACAATAGTTCTCATGAGCCACGAATTAGTATTACTGTTACTGTTAGGACCATTTCGGATTGAAATAATTAATATATATTAATTTAAAACAACTTAAAGACAATTTAGAAAACTAATATTAGACACCTTTCTTTATTCGAGACCTCCTTGTTTGAGCCTTCTTTGAACTCTTTTTCCCTCCAATTTTTGTGTCACTATTTTCATTAGGGCTCCATGAATCGTAATAGTAAGCCATATAACTACAACCAACAAATATTGAACCCATAACGATGCCAAAAATCCCGTTATTACTAACCATAATATAACTAATATATATTAATTTAATTAATTAAATTAATTAAACTTATATTAGTTATATTAATTTAAAACAACTTAAAGATAATTTAGAAAACTAATATTAGACACGCTTAGGCCCTTGTCCCTAAGAAATCGTATAAACAGTCGAATTATTCAGTTCCTCTTGCTTCTCTTGCTCCGCCTGACCCTTCTCGTAAGCATCATATTCCGCTTTAATGCTATTAATATCCTTTACACACCCTCTTGTATCTAAATTATAGTAAACAATAGACGACACCAATATAGCAGTGTATATATACCATAAACCTTCGCCTATGTTTTCTCGTAGAACCACTAAATCCAATATTTGCTGCTTTAAACTTTCAGGTCCGGCATCTGCTTCGTATACACCTTTCTTCATTAGCGGTTTCATCTTGTCCCAAATATTTATAAAATTATCCGGATACATTTGATTTATTAATATAGAATTGTTTCCGCAAATTTTCATTAACGCTTCTGCCGCACTAGTAAGTTCCTTTTGTTTTCGAGGGTCTGGTTCCTTGTCTATTAAATCGTTAATATTTGTGCTTATTAAAACCTGACTCAATAAATCAGATGCGCTTCCCGAAATCGCAAAATAGCCAATTACATCCGAAAATACATTTTTTAATCCGGAAAATGCGGTGATAATCATCATCATTACTCCAAAAATTAACAACCACGGAATCAATGTTAAAATAACACCCGCGCCTACATTTTTACCAGCACTGCCCTGACACTTATCAATTAAATAAGAGATATTTAATGCTAATTGGGTACAAATTACTATCAATAAAAACATACCCATTTTTTTCATGCTCTCGCTATAATATTTGCCAAGTTCTGCTTCCGATAAACTATTTTTAACTAACATCAACTTGGGTTTACCAATTACCGGAACAGAAGAAATATATAGTAATGTAGTTATTATAAATAAGAATAACGAATAAAACGAAATATCCATATATAGATAATTGGTATAATTTTTTTTTGTTTTTTATATGTATTTATAAAGCGAACATTATATGGACTTTAATAATTATGCTAAACCTATTTTAACTGAACCCGGTGTTAAATACTTCTTAAATGAAACATTAAAACAATGTCACCTGTTTAAAGAAAAATATAACAATACCATGTTTAACATTGGTGTAACAATCATCTTTTTTATTATTTTAGGGGTTCTATTGTTATACAAATACAAAGGCAAACTAACACCGGAAGAAATTCTTAAAAAGGAAGTCCAGAAAAAACAGTATATATTATCTAAAATTAAAAACTACCAAAATACCAAACTCAGAGAACAGCAACAATTAATAACTGGTTTGCCGCATTGGGATGATGAACTTGGGACAACATATTCATAATTTTGTGCTTTGTGCTTTGTGCTTTGTGCTTTGTGCTTTGTGTTTATTTATAGAATAAATATATAACCATAAATTATAATGAGTGAATCTGAATTAAAGGAAACCGGATCAAAGGAAACCGGACCAAAAGAAAAAATATCTATCAATGAAGCCATGAATGAATATTATAAACTTAAATCTAAATACGAAACCGATTATTATAACAAATATGTTAAACCGATATTAAAGACAGATGACAAGAGTAAACGAGAAAAACGCATCGAATACCAGAAACTACCTAAAGCCGAATGTATCAATTGTAGACGAAATGTAGGAAGTATTTTTACAATCAAAAAAGATTCGGAAGAAAATAGCAGAACCTTTATCGCAAGTTGCGGTGATTTAAGCAACCCTTGTCCTTTTGATATTAATTTCGATTACACTTTTTTTAGCGAATTAAATAAAGAATTAATGAGCACCGAGGAAGACATAAATTATATTAAAAATAAAATCATCATCGACAAAAATAATATGATGTTTGGATACAGCGACCAATCAAAAGCAATCGCAATTTTTAATAATGATACTTCCGAATTGAAGACATTGACCGAAGGAGCCGGATTCGTCATGGAACTTAATATACGAGAAAACGATAATCCAGTCAAACACGATTTAATCAAAAAAAACGAAGACAAATTCGGGATGGAATATTTGCTACCATTTAAGGATATGATTAAGACATTCGACCAATCTGGTAATGTCGAAGTCGTAAATAAAGCAATGAGATTATATGTAGATGAAATGTTGCCACTAACAAAATCAATTAGAAATCTCAAATATGAAGTAAATTATGTTGATTTTTTAGAAGAAAAGGATAATGAAGACCCAACTGAAAAAGGGGACCTTTATATTTTAATTCAGAAGAAAAATAGTCTTCAAAATTTAGAGTTCAATTTATATGGCGCCAATAAATTGAAATCATTTACTAGGGGTGTTTCTGGTTTTGATAATACTGAGATTACAACAAATAATAAAAACTTAGAACAAGTTCATAAAAAGACGAGAAAATTGAGACCATCTCTCGTAGAAGATGTCGCCGGTGTTCCTATCAATTTAAGGAAAAAATTGATTCTACAAAATGCGACAGAAGCAGAAGCAGAAGTGGGCAATGTTCGTTCTGTCGCGGATATTTATCCAGAACAATATAGGGGCGTCGACGGTGTCGTCATGCCTCGAAAGGGTCCCGGGGGCGACATTTCTTGGACTAATGAAAATGGCCAAAGAGACATGAAATATCAGCAAATATGGAACGCACTTTCGTCGGAATATAAAGCGGCTTTATCAGAAGATGAAGCCTGGATGAAGAAAACAGTGGACCATTTTGTTGAATTTGCCGACCTTAAAAGACAAAAGAAGGTTCCCTATATATCTAGTAGAGAATTTGTTCACCCGGATGGTCTATTATTACCACCCAGAAAAATCAGCGATACAGAGTATGATTACGGTAATGCGGTTTATAATAAGTTATTAAACGCGGACTCTTCTGGTATGTGGATGTCTTTTTTACCTAAACCTGATAAAAATACTAGCGTGAATCCAGCAATACAATCAGATGAAGCGGTGAAAATATGGGCCGGTTTATTTCCGGAATATTATTCTAATGAATATAATCCATATTTGAACGCAATTGCGTCTAATCTGGGACGCAGATTGCGTTTTACTACATTTTAGAGTCATGCTTTTTAGAGTCATGCTTTAGTCACGGATAAAATTCTTTACACATTTTAAAATATCATTATTATTTATAACTATTATAATGATATCAAAATATATATCTATACCAGTCTTTTTAAGTAGTTTTATTATCGGATTAGTATTTATCTATTTCCTAGGACCGGATTCTAAAAAAATATACAAATATCCATCCCCCTCCAACTACAAAGACATTTTGTATAAGGACAAAGTTGAGCAATGTTATCAATTTAAACCGTCTGAATTGGACTGTCCTATTAATCCTCTTATCATTAAAACAGTTCCGATACAATAATGGTTCAATGGTTAAAGCAACTAACAAACTCTGTGTATTATAAAATATATACTTACTTTATAACATAATGCCTGTGCATTTATCTAAATTTGTCCACTCCGTAACCGGTAGATATCTAATGTCTATATTAATTGGTTTCGGCCTGGCCACTTTATTTAGACAAGTTTGCGTCGGCAAGGATTGTATTTCTTATTCCGCGCCACCAATTGAAGAAATCGATGACGCAATCTACAAATTCGACGATACCTGCTATAAACTACAGAAAAATGCCGTGAAATGCGATACGACAAAGGAAATTGTGCCGTTTAGTTAACACTCTGCGTAAATTAATCGCAATTATTTATATAATATATAATATACTATGACTGATATTAATACAACTAACATCAATGATCTACCAACAGATCCCATGGGTTCCAACGCAAATAACATTTCCATGTCAGCAAGCGAAAAGCCTTTACAGCAGATCGGCATGTCTTTAGATCAATCCACCATCAGCCAAATAGTCAATGGATTACAGCAAGCCAGCGTCGCCGGTGCGACCATGTTACCTAGCAGAGATATTCCACAAAACACCCAACATCATACGCAAGACACCTATGTTCAGCCTAATTATGTCCCTCCTCCTACTAACACGGATTATATTAATGATTCCACCGGCAATGAATATATCAATTCTTATGCTAAGGAAGAGCAAATGAAAAATTCATTGGATATTGTTTATGACGAATTACAGACACCGCTATTGATTTCTATTTTGTATTTTTTGTTCCAGTTGCCGATTTTGAAGCAAACATTGTTTAAATATATTCCTTTGGTATGTCACAATGATGGTAATTATAATTTAAATGGGCTTTTATTTACTTCGATTGCGTTTGGGTTCCTGTTTTTCTCGATATCGAAGACAATGAAACAAATAAATTCGGCCTTTTAAAAATATAGAATTTATTCTAGATAGAATATAGATAGAATATAGATGAGTTATACTGATATTGGTCTAATCGTGATAGCAGAGATTGTCGGGGATTTCGGCTACAAAAAATTCGCAGAAAATGGCGGTATGAAAAACTTTGCGGCCGGAACTATAGGATATATCGGTGTCGTATATGCGTTAATTCGTTCATTACAAGGATCGCAAGTGCTAGTAGTGAACGCGGCTTGGGACGGATTGAGCGCGCTAGTTGAATCTATTGCTGCTATTGTCGTGCTAGGAGAAGGATTCGACGAGCCTTTGAAATACTTGGGAATCGTATTTATTATTTTAGGCCTCTTTTTACTAAAGTTGCCGCTTGTTAATCCGCATAAATTTGTGTTTCCTACATTTTTCATTGATAACAGCCAGAGCAAGTTTTTAAGGTAACCAAAGTCTATTAAAAGCATGGGTTCATAAGGTCTATTAAATATTAAAAGATGACGGCAAATGCTATTAAAGAGCCTTACAGCATAAGGTCTATTAAAAGCATGGGTTCATAAGGTCTGCGAAGCGAAGACGGCAGTACTATTTCACATGCCCTTAAAAGAACAACCCATTTCGCTTCTTTGTCTTCTTTTTTGGTTTCGCCCTTTTTGTCTTCTTTGTTTTCTTCGAAGGAGTTGTCTCTTTCGCATCCAAAGGCCTATATCGCAAAAACCACGCATCATATTCAGGCGTTTTCTTTTTATCCTTTAATTCCGCGAATTTCTCCGTCTTTTCCGCCCGCATCTCCTCCACCGTTTCCTGATGACCAATACAGTTTATACTGAACCTTTTTAACAAGCCTTTCTGCTGTAATCTATTCTTCTCTTGTACCTCAAATAAATATTTTGACATACATAATATACGGTTCTTATCATAATATGGTCTATTCGCGTATAAAAACGCCAAATAGAAGCTTAACATGGTGTCAATGGTCGCCACCTTAATATCATAACCCTGCTGTTTTAAAACATTGTAACTATGGCACGCTAGTGGTTCATAAATAAATGCTACCACATCGTTGCCTACGCGGATTTCATAATGAGGCGCGATGATTTCTCCCACTGCAGGCCGTTTCATTATTTTCACATTCTTTACATTTATATCCTGTAAGCGTTCTTTTACTATTTGCGAGACAATTAATGGATCTTCTGCTAAAACATCAAAATCCGGTATTTTTTCGAGTCGTTTTCTTAAATGTCCTGGCATATATTGCGAATATAACGACACGGAATATCCTCCAAAAAACACGACCCCTTGATCCATTAGGGTCGATTTGACTGTTTCATATATTTGTTCAGATTTATTAAAAGGGGTTCTAGATTTTCTATTTGAATAACTTAGCGACTTGTGGAAACCCTTACCTACATTTATCTCGTCATTTATACCATCATCATTTATACCATCGTCATTTATACCATCTGTTGTACTCGACGACAGCTTCCTTTGGAAATCAATATGTGAGCATTGATGTGCTGATAATGGATAATTGCGATTCAATAGCGTCAGCCGTTTTAAAACCTTTTCCCACCTAGACACATCCCCATCAGGTCTAGACAACTCCAAATACATACTCATGCGTAAATAATTTGGCGGTGCGTATAGTAGACCGCTCACTTTAATTGCTTCTTTTTTAAGCGCATTAAAAAGTTCCTTTGGGATATAGGATATATCCGCGACAGGAATAAAGTTCACATATACTTTATAGGTGCCATGATGTTGCCCTGATTTCGCTTCTACTTCGACGAAGCCTTCTTTAATATACAGGTCTACCAGCTCTTTTGCGTTTGTTAGCGCATTCCAGCTGAAAAAGTCGTAGTCGGGAATTTCCACATCCTTGTTATAAAATTGGTCCTGTTTTGGCAGGATATTATTAATCGCAGTGCCGCCGTAACAAATCAACTGTTTTTGCCTTAAAAAGGATTCAACGATTCCTATAATGCGTTTGATTTCTGGTGATTTTGCCGCAATTTTCCCCTGTTTTTCTTCCGCGATATCCACTGCTTGTCTTAATATTGCTAATTCACAGTCTTCGAATTTTAAATTCTTACAGGTATCATTTTTTTTCATTATATTATTTATATATTATCTATATAATATAATCAAAATATTAGGTTGTTTATTTGGTACTAGCATTTGTCTTTGCTTCTAGCTTTGTCCTTGCTTCTAACTTTACTAATGCGTTTAAATATGCTGCTGTATTTGGCACAGTGACCGGCTTATTTAACCATTCTTCTCTTGCTTTGCTCATATTGTCGAAAAAAGAAAACATTGATATATTTAATTGTAGTAAAAAATATTTAAGTTGTTTTAATTTTATATTATTTAATTTTATACGATATTTCTAAGCTATTTCTAAGCTATTCAAATCCAAAGACCTCCTGCTTTAAGCTCTCTATTAGGTTTCCCGTGTCAATCTGAGGGATTTCGATATTTCGACCATATTCCGAAATTTGTCGCTTTTGCTCTTGCCAGAGCTCGTCCGTCTCATCAGAGAGAGCAGATGCGGTGCGCAAGTTGTCAATAAGCACCACATACAATAGCGTTCTATTATCTGCGATGTCCAAGTAACACGGATACACTGTTCTTCCACCTGAATTCGCATCTCGTTGCCCTGTATATCCGCTGCTAACCTTATTTATTGCTTCAAATATGGTCGCGACTTTAGATGGCCCATTCAATGATGTTTTAATAAATCCCTCCGCATCTACTGCTTGAAATGAATATGTTTTGTTAGCAATGTTCTTGACGACATAGTCGATATCTTCTATACTTGTGTATACACGAAACTTGGATTTATCTGCTGTGTGAGTCACTACAGTTGCTTTAACTCTTTCAGACGCGCTCTTAAAAGCATCACCGATATTACAGCCAGACACATTTTTATTGATGTCATCAATTCGGCTATTGTGGGTGCATATTAGGCTAAAAGTGGTTTGAGTTGTCCAATAATATATTTCATTTTCCGGATATTGCGGGCAATGTGCTATTTTACCGCCACCTCGCCCGGCCTTTTGAACCGCCTGGTTTTTATCCGAAATATCACCTAACATGATGTCGGTCCAAATTAATCCTTCGCCTCCATTTGGAGGTGGAGGCGCATAATGAAACGAAGTCCCTCGGTTTACCTTTCTGTTACCTATAATAGCTAAGGGTTTGTCATTTAAATTATATTTTTTATAAGTTTCAAATAATAACTTGTTAAATGGTATTATTTTACCATCGATCCTTGTTTTTGTTTTTAGTATTTTTGTAACTGGGTCGCCATATTTCAAGACAGTCAATCCAGTTTGATTGAAAACCATGACATGCCAGCCTTTATCTCTGTTTACTAAGTTTCTTGCTAATTCAATCATGCTACTGCGCCTTGAACATGAATTTATAATCATCTTTCTGTAATACTTCTCTCCAGAAAGCAAAGTAAGCGGTTTTGTAAAATGGTCCTCGTTTTCCTCTATGTTTCTAATAGCATATCCATTCTTACTTTCGCGCGTCCCGTGTTTTACAATCCTAAATTGTGTCGACGAATGGTGCATGGCTCTATAAGTTGGGCAAGTGATCTCTTCCTCATCGCATTCATAATTTGCCGCATTTTCACATTCCGGATATCTTCCCTCTAATAGTTCACCTTCTGTAGCAGAAATCCAATAAATGGCTTCTAATGAACGATTCTCTTTGTCTATCATTCCTAAAAAGCTCTCAGTCTTATCTTTATATCTTACAGATTTATCTCTAATTCGCGGATAAGTTTGGTCCGCTTCATCAAACATGGGCACATTTTTGACGCGAGGATTGCGAATATTTTTAAACTGAACATGCGCCATCAGCTTCATGATTTTATCTTCTTGCGATATATTGTTCAAAGCAACGATGACTGGCGTCTTATATTCATTGTCTTCGTCCGCAATGTAGGCGTCGATTTTTGTCTTCAAATCTTCGAATGTGGTTTTTGTATTCGACGACAAGGTAAATACTTCGCAGTCACAGTCTTTAATCATTGTTTGAATCGATTCAGATGATTGGTCTGCTAATGTCTTGTCATTGGACACGACAATGTAGAATACCGGTTTTAATCCTGCCTTCTGTTTGATTTGTTTTATCTGTTTACTTAAGATCGCTGTTTTTCCCTTCTGCGTATTGTAAACAACGAATGTGGCCTTGGAGTTTGTGTAGAATTGCCGCATAATTAATAATTCGATTCCTGTTAATTGCGATTCGCATAAGGATTGCGGAATGAATTGATTCAATATATAAAACAGGGTATCTTCTTGTGGAGTAAACCGTAAAAAGTCTTTTTGAACAAGAGATTCAAGCCATAAATTACATTCTGGTTCAGAAAACGATTCGCCTTCTTCCAATAAGTCTTCTATGATTTCTGTCAACTGCTCAACATCTTTCGAAATAATTTCGCGATTTGACATTTGTATGTTTAATATAGTATTTAATATAGTATTTAATATAGTATTTAAGTCTATTTTTATATTCAATTTAATTTCAATTTTTTTATTAAATTGGTTTAAAATTAAGTATTTAAATTGGGTTCTTTATATAATTTAATTAAATTATGGCTTAAAGACATTTTCAGAACTTAATATTTCGAACCCAGCCATTATATTTCGAACCCAGCCATTATATTTCGAACCCAGCCATTATATTTCGAACCCAGCCATTATATTTCGAACTGGTAAAAATCCGTCTTCACTTCACGCGTAGCAAAAGACACCGTGGGGTCCTGAACCACAGGATCGGGCATCGTCTCCGGAACATAGCGCAACTTCTCCGGTTTCAAAACAAACGCCCGACCAGCATCATTGAAAAACATGTCATTCTCTTCCAAATTAGTATCCACTACCTGATACCGCATTGCTAACATCTGGACGCCATAGGTTCGCATCGTGATTGAGCTCGGATTATCAGGGTCCGACCCCTTATTCGGCATCCCAATCGTCATATTTAATTTATTGTAGTTTATGAGCTCTACCATATCCGGTGCGTTTATTATATCATAATAATTTAGTGCTCGCATAAAAATAGAATTGCTTGTCATATTCACATATTCGTAAAATGCTTCCGATTCCAAAAACGCAAGATTACTTCTATCTACTATTATCACAACTTTCCCCGACATGTCTGACAATTTAACTGCTCCAAAATTTTTGGCCTGATTTTCAAAGCTATATTGTTTCCCCATCAACATACTATTGTGACTTTCTAAAAGTTTCGCAAAATTATCATACATCTCTGTGTTTGAACTCTTTATACGAAGATGTAAAATAATCGGATCCAATTGATTCGGAGCGGTAGAATTCGCAAAAGCATAGTCTCTAATGATATTTAACACCTCGCTAAAGGGCACTGAATTAAATGTTTCTTTTACACAATAGTTCTCTGAGGTGGAACTAGCTACAACCGGCTGGTTGTCGATGGAATATACTTCGAAATCAAGGCCTCTTACACCTTGCTTAAGTAAATCCTTTAATATACAGGTATTGACATATCCGTTTCTATAATTCCCACCTGAACATGCGTTATATGCCGATTTTATATAATAATCCCTAAGTGAATATTGATATAATTCATTGGTCGTATCAATCGAAATTATCTTGCCATTTAATGTCCCGAACATTTCATCCATATTTTTACAATTCCTGACATTTAATCCATCCGAAAAAAAGGTTCCCGAAACATACATATAAGCTAATAATGCGATTAATAATAGCACAATCGCTACAATGGAAGCAGCCAATGTTACAGTGTCGTCTTTCATATCGGATAGCGATTTTACCGCATTTTTTACAGTTTCATCAGACATATTATATTATTATAATATTTTAACTTTAGATTTTTACATTGGACGAGACTCTTTACATTGGGACTCTTTACATTGGGACTCTTTACATTGGGACTCTTTACATTGGGACTCTTTACATTGGGACTCTTTACATTGGGACTCTTTACATTGGACGCTTTATAAGTTAAATTATATACCCAAATAAAGAATTAAATAATTATCACCATATATACTAATTATGGCCGGCGGTTTAATGCAATTAGTTGCTCAAGGGCAACAAAATATCATTTTAAATGGCAATCCATCTAAAACATTTTTTAAATCCACCTTTGCGCAATATACCAATTTCGGATTACAAAAATTCAGAGTCGACTTCGACGGTTCTAAAACATTGCGATTATCAGAAGAATCTACCTACACATTTAAAATTCCACGATACGCCGACTTGCTAATGGATTGCTATCTCTCCGTCGCACTTCCTAACATTTGGAGTCCGATTTTGCCCCCGCAAGACCCTAGCCAGAGCACCAATAATGACACATGGGTGCCATACGAATTCAGGTGGATACAGAATTTAGGAGCGAAAATGATTTCTAAAATAAGCATTACTTGTGGCAATTATACGCTTCAAGAATATTCTGGCGACTATTTGTTAGCATCTGTCCAGCGAGACTTTAATACCGATAAAAAAGTGCTATTTAATGAAATGATTGGGAGCACGCCAGAATTATTCGACCCTGCTAATTCCGGTTCTCGCGTCAATTCGTATCCAAATGCGTATTACACCGACGCATTAGCCGGTCCCGAGCCGTCTATTAGAGGTCGCATTTTGTATATTCCATTGAATAATTGGTTTGGACTTAAAACCCAGATGGCATTCCCTCTAACCTCTCTTCAATACAATGAGCTACATATCAATGTGACATTGAAGCCGATTGACCAGCTTTTTCAGCTCCGAGATGTATTCGATTCCACCTTTAATTTCCCTTATGTGGCGCCCAATTTTAATACCTGGTATATGCAGTTTTATCGATTTTTACAGCCGCCTCCCGATATCAATATCGGCATCAACTCTTACTCTGATCAGAGAACCCTGTGGAACGCGGATGTTCATTTAAACTGTACCTATTGTTTTTTATCCAATGAAGAAGAGCGCGTATTCGCCCTGGAAGAGCAGAAATATTTAATCAAACAAGTCCACGAACAAATATATTATAATGTAACCGGGCCTAACAAAGTGGCGCTCGATTCGCTCGGTATGGTCGCCAATTGGATGTTCTATTTCCAGCGCAGCGACATCAATTTACGCAATGAATGGTCGAATTACACTAATTGGCCTTACAATTATATGCCGCAAGATATTATTCCAGCACCATCGTCGGGCGCATATACGGTTTATCGAACTGATGCGCTAAATCAGCTGGTTCCGGTGAATATCGGCCCCGGCGTGAATCCCAGTGGTAATTTGACCGGGCTGTTAATTACCCCCACCTATACGCGAGAAAATGACAAGTATATTTTACTCGTCATGGGTATTTTGTTAGACGGTTCTTATCGAGAGAACATACAACCTGCCGGGGTTTATAATTACATTGAAAAATATACGAGAACTGCCGGTAATGCGCCGTCCGGACTCTATTGTTACAACTTTTGTCTGAATTCTAGCAACTCGGATTTACAGCCATCCGGTGCGATAAATATGAGCCGGTTTAATCAAATTGAGATGGAATTTACTACGATTATCCCGCCTCTAGATCCCTTGGCGCAAAGTTTGACTATATGTGACCCTACCACGGGAGACATCATTGGTATTAATAAGCCGACATGGCGCATATATGATTACAATTTTAACATGACGCTTTTTGAGGAGCGCATTAATCAAGTGGTATTTATTGGCGGCAATTGTGGTCTGGCTTATGCGACATAAGATAAAAAACAATATTTATTATATATTTACTATCTAATCTACTATCTAATTTACTATCTAATCTAATGCTTTTTCGCTGCTTTAGCTGCCGCCTTTAATTCCTTTGCTTCCTTTGCTGCTGCTTCCTTTGCTTCTTTTGCTTCCTTCGCTGCTGCCGCTTTTGCTTCCTTTGCTTCCTTTGCTGTTGCTTCCTTTGCTTCCTTAGTTGCCTTTGCTGCTGCTTCTTTTGCTTCCTTCGCTTCTTTAGCTGCCGCTTTTGCTTGATTTGCTTGCGCTAACGCATCTACTTCCAGCCCTAATTTTATACCCGTATATTTGGAACACCCGGTCGAATGTCTTAAAGTCGCGATTTTCTTCTTCAACCAATCAAATCCGACCGCCTTTTCCGACATAATATACATGTCGCCATCATTTAAGACCAGCTCGATAGGCTCGCCGACGGGCTCAGATAACTGATGCCATTTGAAATAAAGCGACATGGTTTGGCCCATTCTGACAGCAAATACCTTGCGCCTTTCGCCATCTCCATGAAACCCAATACCGCACTTTGATATATCATAATAATAATTTGCCTCACCATTTAACAGGACATCCTCTGTCCATTCGGAAATTACCTGTCTAATTCGACTCATTCTGGGCAGATGTTTCCAGGCAACTATCCTACCTTTTCCGTCTTTGTAATTCGGCTCTTGGTCTTCGTCTGCGAAACAGAGGTTCCATCTGGCTCTCTTTTCTACCTCTTTGCCTCTCATCAGGGCCCTCTTGTCCATCGGAAGCCCGTCGTTTTCCGCAATCAGTCCGGCAGTTTCCTCACCTAAAATGTATTGAGCTCCTCTTCTAATTACTAAAACCTTGGCTTGCTGAAAATTTGGGTCAAAACCGGCGTTTAAATCGACCATTTCGGTTTCTAGTCCGAACCCGGTCAACTTATGCTGTAACTGTTGTAATTGTTCAATAGAATAGCCATTTTCATGGAGAGTGCCGATTTTCTGCATCTTTGCGTGATTTTCAGCTACATCTCCAAATGTAATGGTATAAACTTTTTGCATTTGCGTTTCTGTTTGCGTATTTAATATGGTAGACATTTTTAAAAGGGTTTGTAAGAAATATATGTTATACCTATTTTGAGCGAAATATATTTCAATTTTATTTATTTTTGCTTATAAAATTGAATCACTAAAATTTTATATCTTATAAAATTGAAATACTTTTACATCAATATAGTGAATGTATTATAGCAAATAACAACCAACAATAACAACAATAACAACAATGTCGAAAATGTATACTTTATTTATCATAATTATTATATTATATCTTATTCAACTAACAACATGTCAGAAAACATATACAAAATTACAGCTAAAAGGCCTACATCAAGAGCTAATAGATAAACTATTTGCAAGCAATATTCAAGCAATCGTAGAAAAGGTTGTCTACAAGGCTCAATCGCAGGATAAAGTAGCCAGTTATAGGCACATATACAGCACCTCTGAGGGTCCATACGAGATGCCCAATAACAAGAGTGACCAAGTGATAATCGACCATCTACAAGCTATTCTAATTGACGCGGGCATTACCATATCCAATGCCAAGTGTCCCTATATGTTTGGCAGTAGTAGCAGTTGTAAGGAAATTGTCGTCGAATGGTGATTTCTTTGTCGAGCTGCGATTTATCGTGTATATGAACTATTTTGTGAGCATATATGGTCACAACTTATTTGGCACCAAACTGCGCCAAAACTCGCCACAAATTGTCTTTAAGTTAAAATATAATATATATTAAATGGATAATAATATATATTAAATGGATAGCACTTGTTAGTACAATGAACTGAATTTACTTACATAGTTTTAATTAGTTGTTTATCTATAACCACTTCCTTTGTAATATTCCTGACAATTTTATCCATGTTCTTCTCTTGCTCATCATCTGTCGAGCCATTCATCGCATTACATAACATTTTTAAGTATTTGTCATTTTGTCTCGATTCTGGGTCATTGTATTCCGGGTATTTCTTCTGCCACTCAAAGATTTGCTGTATATTCTTCTTTCCCACTCTTTTAATTGCGCTTGTTAGTTGTATCTTATCTGCGTCTTTTGTCCATTCATTCTTATTTTTTATGTATAGGGTTTCTCTTTTTGCGTCACTACAATGTATCGGTCGCTTATTCACTTCTAATTCATTTAAACCATTAATGAATATTTTGGAAACACCTTCTGAATATCCGATTTTTGCGGTGTCTTCTAGATCCTTCAGCTTCACCTGCAAGGAATCCACAAAATCTGTTAGGTTAACCGCATCCTTACAAGTCTCATTCAAGTATATTTGTAAATTAAAATGGTTGCCGTTGTTATTGGTTGTTGTATTGTTATTATTATTGTGACTGTTATTCGTGTTGTTAGGTTGAATAGATTTAACTACTTCCATCATGATGGCTTTTAATTCCGAATTATCTTTTATCAGTAGCTTGATGATCTCTTTGTCTTCACTGGCTGGCAATATTTCTTCACAGAGATTCAGACAAGTTTTTTTGTGAAGCGATAATCCTTGTCTATATTTATATTCTTTTCCACAAAGACAAAAATGTCCATTTTTTTGAGCTTTTTTTTGAGTTGTCGCGTCATCATTGAGATGTTTCAGTGTCAAAAGGTGTCTCTGCCAATCACTTGATTTAGAGCATACAAAGTCACAATTTTTACATTCAAATTTAACGGCGTTTTTCGGCGTAATCGTGTCATCATTGTGTTTCATTTATATTGCTAAAGAAAAAAATGTCCAGTTTTTGACGCCTTTTTTGAAAAAGTTATCGTAACAACTTTTTTCTGGGAATTTTAAAATTTAGAGCATTATGCTCATAAAGTGAAAAAAAACAGTAATTATCCAAATCTACCATCGGTTTTTGAAAAAAGGACATTTATAAATGTCCAAAATGGCTTTTTCTTTTCCCAATTTAGAACAGTAAAGTTCAGAAGTTCAGAATTATAGGTGCCTTACCATAAGAACCAAAGTATTTCATTTATTTTGTTATGAGGAATGATAATGAAATACCCCGAGACGCATGTATCCCTTTGCTAGGAGATATGACGGCGACAATTAGCGACAAACTTGGCTCCCAGGGTTCCCAACCGGAAGGTTTTCTTATGCGTCTCACCACCTTTCAGTTTGCCGGCCTCGTAGAATCCTAAATAAAAATATATTACTAACTATTAATTGTATATTATGGAGACAAATTATACCTATTTAGCTAACAAATGCTGTAATCCGGATGTAAATGCGGTGGATATATTTTCTGATTTGATAAATGGGCAACTACCTTATATTTGTTACCACATTACTAGTAATGGGAAATATCCATTTATTCAAATTATGTTAGAATTGAATATGACTATGAATTTAGAATCGAGTTTGGGTCCACAGTTTGTTTTCCCATCTGTAACAATCCGAGAGGACTTTACTAATGATAATATTTCCACCATGTTATTAAGAAAGATAAGGGTGGAATTGAAACGATTAAAATGTAATACTGATTTGCTAACAAGCTCTGGATACAAGGGCATGTTTAGCTTTATAGATGATGCTGGTAAACAGAATGTATATGCTTTAATAGATGTTAGTTCAATAGATGTTAGTTGTCTAAAATTATCTACTTATGTTACAACATGGTTTGCTTTACCGACAGAAATCATAAACATTCATAGTATTTGTGACATTCCGATTTCGAAAAGGGTTATCAATTTGTTTACCTATGTGATGCCTGAATTAGGCGTATTATATCGCACTGGTTTAAGAAAAGAACCGTATTTGTTACCAGAGGTGGTGTATACTAGTTCTGATAATATAAAAGAGGCGGAATTTCGGTGTATATTTGGACCGCCTATGATTCACGGTATAAACAGTGGTTATTTTCAGTTTGAGTCATTGTTTTTTGAAAAGTCGCCGAAAAATAGATATGCTTTATTCATGGAAGACGAATTATGTAGTATACTCGATAATGGTTCTATATTAGTAAAAGAATACGAATCATTTACGCCACTATCATACCATGTAGTATAAACTAGCACTAGTAAATACACCATATATTTATTTCTTAAATAAATATATAATGTCATTTGTCAATTTGGTTGTCGATAATCCAGCAATTCCAGTTCCCAGTATAAATTCAAATACAAATTCAAATACAAGTTCAAGTAAAAATATAAGTAAACTAACAGTATTTGGTCTCACGATTCTGACCATATATGCTATAACAAAAATACTGAATTTCTACGGAGTGGGTGCTGATAAATACGGGTCTTATCTGATGTTTTATGTGTTTCTGATATTATGCGCGAGTTTTCTGGATATGCCGCATGCTAAAATGTAGCATTGCGATGTAATGGCTTTAAGTTGTTTTACTATATATATAAATCAGAGCCACCCATTGCGCGCATTTTTCTTTAAGCCGGTTTCATATATATATTAAAAAATTGAACTAAAGATTGCGCAATATAATATATATAAAACAATTTAAAGAACAACCATGGATAAACGAATTAACCGAAAAATTGAGGCCTATGTGTCTGGATTCAAAGAAGATGTAATGTCTAAAGCGGCGCAGCTCGGATTAACAGTAGACTCGAATTTGGCCGCATTAGTTAAATATGTATATGATTACGACCGCCTTGTTTTATCGAAAGAAGACTTCATGAAACGCAAGCGCGTCAAAAATGCGGTTCATCTGGCCGACCGATGTGGTGCGAAACGCGCCAGTTGCGAACAGTGTACTCGACGCAAGAAAGAGGGTTATGAATATTGCGGCACTCATTTGAAGGGGACGCCTCACGGTGTTTGCGATTCCGACGACACAGAGAAGCCGCTGGGGCAAAAAATAGAAGTATGGGTCCAAGATATTCAGGGCATTGTTTATTATATCGATAAAAATTATAATGTGTATCAAACCGAAGATATATACACTAACAAAATGAATCCAAAAATCATCGCAAAATATGTTAGAACCGGGGAAAATTATAGCATTCCTGAATTCAATATGCTATAAATTGCTCCATGTATTATTATATTTATTTATACTATAATGAATAAATATACTATTTTTCGCACCAGGTAGCTTCATGAGCTTACAATAATTTTGCTGTTTTGCTGTTTTGCTGTTTTGTTAGTTATAAGTAGGAAACAACAATTTATCTAAAGTCGTTCTAACACAAAACATTCTGTGTAACCCGATGCCTAGTATAAACATTCCAACAATGGTTTTCAAATAGCTCCATTTCATCGCCCATGCCAGCAATAGCGCTCCAATTATCGTCATTGTTACATCCACATAGGCTACATTAAATAGCCTATATGAATGAATCCCTTCTTTTGGTAGACCAAGAGATTTATCTAATGTATCCTTTAATTCTGAATCACACAAACTAAACATTATATACTAACAAAATACTATTACATTGAATTATTGAAATACTATTTATAATAATTCAATGTAAACTTATGTTAGTTCGATATAAATTTCATCTTCAGAAATATAATATGGAAACACAGTGTCGTCAGTTTCGTTACTAGATAGACTGAACAGTCCTGACGATATGGACTTAATTGGCGCCCTACATGGCCCTACATGAGACACTGTCTGCGTCGTAGGTTCCTCCTTACATTCATGTAGGGTGTCGAAATCCGCGTCGTATAATTGCGACATATAGCAGCCAATATTGATAAATACTTGTTTATCGATGATACAAATGGTTTCGATAATATCATCATTTATATCATATTCGTCGTCTGCTTCATATGATAGCGGACATGTTTCTTTGGAAACATTCATGTATATAATGACGATTGACTAAATTATACACCAATAATAGAACCCAATTATAACTATATTGTATTATCCTTCATTATTTGGTTTCTATTATTTGTTAGTTAGTATCACAATAAGAGTATATTTTTCATTTGGTTATTTTATACTGTTTCTATAAACCCAATAATAGAGACAAGTTGAAAAGGAGTATATACAATTGACTTATAAAAATGAAATCGAAGTGTTAAAAGAAGAAAGTATTAGAAATTTTTAGTGAATTGAAAAGTGAATGAGAAAGTGAAAAAATTGAAAAAAAAGGAAAGCTATAGAGAAGAAGTATATAAAGCCGAAACTGCATACTAAAGTAACAATCGAACAATAATAATAACAATAATAAAATAATGAATACTGAAAAAG